TCGCCTGAAACTGGCTGATAACCTTCAAGTCATTCAGCAGCCTCGTGTTGTATGCCTCTGCGGCCAGCATTGCCTTATGGTAAGCATCGGCATGGTCAATGTGGGCCTGCATTTCTTGCAGCTTTTTCTCTGCGGCCTCGGCGCGGGCTTTCCAGACGCCGGTAAGTTCTGCCCAAGTCGGCTCATACTCGTTTGAGCGATGATTTCCGCAGATTGCCCGGTCACGCTCTGCCGTCAGGGCGTCCACCTGCCCCACCAGTTCCTCAAGGCGGTGGTCGATCTGTTTCCGCCCGTCTGCATCTTCGGCAAGCTGCGCAATCAGGGCTTCGATGCGGTCGGCTAATTTGTGGAGCAGTATGTTTGGGCTTTTGAAACTCCAAGGGACCGTTTTCGGGTCAATGAAATTGTCCCTGACGTGTTTCACCAGATCATCAGTCATTCGCCTTCCCTCCTGTGTTTCATTGATAGTCAGGATGTCAGCCCACACGGGGCTGAACACCAGATTAGCTTTGGTCGGCGGTGAGAAGGTGGATGAACTTGTTACGTTCCTCGAGCAGGGCGGCGGCGAAGTCACGTCCTGCGGCGGTGGTAAGCATGTCACGGTGTTCGACGCTGGCAGTTAGACCCTTCATGAGGAAGGTAAATTCGCGCTGTTCACGGCCTCGCAGCTTGGCAAGCGTCGCGGCGACCTCTTCGTGCATAGAGCTCAGCGAGCTTTCGAAAATATAGTAGTCGCCAACGTCAACTTTATCGTTGCCGTAGACAGGCTGAAAATTATCGCGAAGCTCCAGCCAGCAACCGTACTCGTACTGCCCGTCGCCCTTTGCTTTAAGGTTGTATTGGACTGCCACGCTATCGTATCCCTTTGTGCGAAGCAGGCGCTCGCGAAGGTCGTCGGCGGCAACGATGAGTTGATCGAACATGATAGGACTCCATTCATAGGTGCTGATGCGAGCTTGCATCGTAACGCAGCCCAACGCTATCGGCGATTAAACCGAAACGGGGCTGCGCATCGCTGAAAGCTAGTCAAGGCGGGGCTTCGCGGTTTCGTAGGCTACGTTAGCGATAGCCTTGGTTGCGATGTAACCTACGGCGACCAGTGCCAAACCGAAAAGGCAGCCGGATACGAAAGTGATAACAACCTCTCTTGGGGTCATTTTGCGGCTCCTTCAAAGCTTTTCAAGCTGACGACGTTTGCGCGATAGTTGCCGCCCTTCTGTGGGCCACTTCCAATCAGTTTATGCAACGGTTTAACTGGACCCTGCACAACCTCGTGGGTTAGGCCGAATATGTCGGCCCACTCGTAGATTTCTTCAACTGGCTTGTTGAGGTCAAACGCCGCTTGCGCGAATGTTTTTTGCTGCAGTGCCCTGTAAACAGAAAGGGCGTCTGCGATTATGACAATGGCTGGGTGGATCATAATGGACATGGTAGGACTCCTTAGTTTCACATACCGGTATTGGCACATGGCACAACAGCCCAAAGTGAGGGCTGCTGGCAATGTGTCAGGCGGCGTCGATGGCGTCGGCGAGGGCGCGAAGATGCTCTGAAAGATTATCCAGATCGTAGTCGGCGAGTTCGCTCGCCAGCGCCTTCATCGTGTCTTTCTCGGCTGTCTGCTCCAGCGCGTCAATGATCGCCTTTGCCCGCATTTCCCGCGTGGCTTTGGCCATCACTGAACCGATAAACTCGGTCAGAAAGCGCGGTTCTATTTCATCGAACGGCGACGCATCTACAATGCAGCTGGCCATTTTCAGATCGGGCTCGACAAGGAATATCGTGTGCGCTGGAAGCGAAAAGTCGGACTCGACAAACATGCTTCTCCCGATTTTAAACAAATCGTCGGATGCTTTCTCAATCCCAAGATAGATTTCCATAGTATAGACTCCATGTTTTGACAGACTCATCAGTGGAAACATGTCAAGTTCCCAGACGCCCTAGTGGGCGTTTCGTCAATTCCAGTTGGTTCCTTTGGAAAGCCGTTTCAACTCTGTCCGGGTTTCCTTGGCGGTATCTCCGCGCCACCCAAGGATGTTATTGAGGATGTAAAAGCATTGCACTTTTATCTCAATCGGGTCGGTCATCCCGATCCCGGCCTCGGCGTAACCTACGGCATAGTTGACCGCTGGTAGGTTGCGATCACGAATGATATTCTGGCAGCACATTTCAAATGACTCGACGTTGTTTGCCCCGAACATCAGCAATCCTCCCATATAACCGTGCGTCCTGACCGAGTTTCTTGCACATTATACTCCACGATTGTGTAAGCGATGCCCTCGCCATAGCGATCCCATTCCTGATACCATTCAGGTTCAGCAGCAACTTTTTCTGCGCGAAACCGAAGCGCGAAGGCCTCTGCGTCGCTGGCTTTGTGCCACACCGACTGGTGCAGCTGCGCGCCGAAGTCGGCCTGATCGACGATAGTGAGAAGGTGGACCTGCATCACACCACCTCCGGTTGCGCCAATACTTCAACGCGGAACTCTCGAAGTTCTCCTACCATATCGAGGTTCATTGCCTCAATCGCTTGCTGAACGAGGTTTGGCACTTCATCCAGCCGCGAACAGCGCCCGACGTTCATGCCCTCATGTTTTGATCCGATGACGGAGATGGTTACTTGCATCAGTTTCATAGTTTGGACTCCTATTGCATGGCGGGATTGCCAGCGTAACACGGCCCCGCAAGGCCGTGCATCGCACTCAATCCTACTTGTTGGCGACTATCAATGCCCCCGCAGGCGTTTCGTCAGAATTTTAGCCTGCACCAAGCTTTGCCGGTGTAGCCTTTTATAAACATGCGCGCCTGTTCCATAGCTTGGTGGTGCGTCTCGCTGTCGCCAATATGGAAACGGCGCAGAACTCTGCCAAAGTACGTATATACTTCAAACATCAGCAGTCTCACTCCTGTTTGTTGGCTACGGTCAATGCTTCTTGCAAAATTTCGGACAGCGTTTCCGTTTCGCGGTAAGCCTGCGGCTGCATTTCGTGCTTTTCCCAGGCTTGCAACTTGTCAATCGCGCGACGCGCCGCGTATATCTTTTCGTAGTCTGGCTTATGTTCCATATTGGACTCCATTTAGAATTGCCGCCGACGAGGCGGCGTCGCTGGACATAAAGCGCCCATGCCACAATCATCCACTATTTTCGCGCCAATGTAAAGGGGGTCGGTGAGGCGGTATGGTCCTAACGCAGGCGGTGCCGCTAGCGGTATATCAGGCGTAGCTGGCGCAAAGACATAGCCGCTGCCTCATTGCCGCTATACCATTGCAATGCCCCCATTGGCGCTAGTCCATAGGCGATGGTCCTGGCATGTCCTGTTTTGGCCGGTTTGGCACGTTGACCCCACCCCCCATGGTTGGTATGGCTCGTTTCCAGAAGAAAGGAGCCATACCGTCCTCACTTTTAATTTGGAAAAAAAAAAAAAAAAAAAACCTCAAAGAAAACGAAAACAAACCGAGGCCGCGTATGGCTGCTTTCGCGATGGAAACGAGCCATACGAACCACGTGAGGGTGGGTCAATCGACTGGATTGCGGATTTCAGGGGATGCCAGGGTTATGGCGTATGGGGGAACTGGTATGGGGTAGCGGGTATGGGGTGGAGGGTATGGGGTAGCGGCTATCGGTTGGAGGCGGCGATTGCGTCTGATGGTGCCGCGCGGCGGGCCGGATCATGGGGGCGGATCGTGGCGGCGGGGCCATGGCGTACGTGGGCGGGCCGTGGGTGGCGATGTCGAACGTGGCGCTACCATACACCGGCGCGGCGACGTGGCCGGTCTAGCGCCGTCCTATGCGGCATGGCGTGGCACGGTTCCAGCCGTACCGGACTGCTGGAAATGAAAAAACCGGGGCATTGCTGCCCCGGCTTAGTTGTTGCGATGGACTGGTCGTTATGCGTTCATCATCGCGGCATATTCATCCGCAAGCGCTTTCGCGGCGGCGACAGCGCGGTCACGCATGGCCTCCACTTTGGCACGTTTCGCCGGATCCGACTCAAGGAAAGCCTTGATGACCGGCAGACGGTCCGGTGCTTTCTTGATCGTGCCGATTGTCGGGATAAGCGCTTTCAGCAGGTCGCGCTGGGCCTTGTCATCAAGCCAGTCAATCAGCGCGGACAGCGGATCGGCAGCTGCCTTGTCGCGCGGCGTCCCTTTGAACGATGCGCTGCCTTCAACCAGTGCCCGCACCGCTTTGTCCAGCATGATTTGGGCGGTTTCGGTGATCAGCGCGGCATTGGCAGTTTTGAAGTCTGCTTTCTGATCGTCCGAAAGCGGCGGGGCATTGTCACCCAGCTTTGCCTTGATCGTCGCCATCAAAGCACCGCTAGCCGCGTCCAGCACTTTGTCGCTGATCACCTTGAACAACGCAGCGTTCAAGATGTGGCTAGGCAAATCAGCAGGCACAAATTCAACCTTTGCACCATTGGACTCAATGACAACGCTGGTGGCCAGCATCGGTACGTTGACGTGTGAAACTGGCACGCCATTCAGCATCACATCAAAGCGTTCACGGGTGGTGGTGGTGTTCGTCATAGTTTGGACTCCTAACTATCGGGCATTATCGCCCCCGCCGTCAATCGGCACGCCAAAGGTGGGGCCAGCCTGCAGGTTTGTCAACACCAGATCACAATATTTCATTCCCGGTTTGTCGATTTTTGTTCGGCGCTGTGCGCGATGACACTGGCCACCAGCGCCAGACCGGGCGACTCTAAGCCCCACGGCGGACCCCCTTTCGCTGGTGCCGGCACCTCACGCCCGGGGGGAGGCCCCCAGCAAAAGTTTACCAGTTTTGGAATGGTATGGCTCCTTTCCCCATGAAAGCGCCCATATGCTACCGCCACCCCACCGCCGAAAGGCTCTTGCGCCGATTGCCGACCTGTGCTATGTTAGGATTGCGCGCTCGTAGGATTGAGGTTGCCGTGACCCTTGGACTTCGCACGACTGGACGGGCTAAGGCTTCGCTGATTGCGGAGGTTGAGCGGGAACTGGAAGACATGGACGTGGCCTCGCTGCTTGCTGAGAAAGGGACAACTGCCCCTACTATTGTTCAGCTTCGCGAGCGGCACCATGCGCTAGCGCGTTTTATCGCTGAGGGTAAAAAACCCGGCGAAGCTGCCATCCTCTGCCGGTACTCTCAAAGCCGTATGAGCATCCTTCTCAGCGACCCTGCCTTTGGCGAACTTGTCGCTCACTACCGCGACGTTGTAAACGAGCAATTTGTTGACTTTCAACGCAAGCTGAGTGACCTTGCTATTGACGCCGCTGGCATCTTGCAAGACCGAATGGAGTTGGAACCAGAGAAGTTGAGCGATGCCCTGCTGCTGCAAGTTGTGCAGGTGGGTGCTGATAGAACAGGACACGGCCCCTCACAGAAGAGTGAGGTAAACATAAAAGTAGGCTTTGCCGACCGACTTGCCGCTGCCCAAATCCGCACAACGTCTATGAAAAACATAACGCCGCTAGACGCTCTTTCGGATGTCGAGTCACCATGACTGAAGACGAAGTAGAACTTCTCGTTACCTGGCTTGCGGAAGTACGCAACGATCCTTACGCTTTCGTGCTTGGCGCGTATGAGTGGGGAAGTGGAGAACTTCTTCGTTACGATGGCCCGGACGAATGGCAGATTGAGTTGCTTTGCCGTCTTCGAGACGGAGTTACCACGATTGACGCAGCGATAGCTGAGGCCCGTGAGCGCCACGAGGAAAGCGAAACATTTCCCGTCATGGAAGCTATAACTTCCGGTCACGGTATCGGCAAGTCAGCGCTGGTCGCGTGGGTGATAGATTGGGCTATGTCCACGCAGGTAGACACTAAAGGCGTGGTCACAGCTAACACCGAAAACCAGTTGAAGACTAAGACCTGGGCCGAGCTTGCTAAGTGGCACCGTCTGTCGATCACACAGAACTTGTTCCGCATGACGGCGACCGCACGGTTTTCAATCGACCCGCTGCATGAAAAAACCTGGCGCATCGACATGGTTCCGTGGAGCGAAAAGAATACCGAAGCTTTCGCCGGACTGCACAACCACGGCAAGCGCATCCTAATCATATTTGACGAAGCGTCAGCTATTGCCGACCTGATCTGGGAGGTTACCGAAGGCGCGCTAACCGACAAAGACACTCAGATCATCTGGCTCGCCTTCGGCAACCCTACAAAGAATAGTGGTCGCTTCCGCGAGTGTTTTGCTGGAGGCCGTTTCGCTCACCGCTGGCATAGCCGCGCTATAGACTCCCGCACAGTTAAGATCAGCAACAAAACGCAGCTGCAGGCATGGGTAGATGACTACGGCGAGGATCACGACTTTGTTCGCGTTCGCGTTCGCGGAGTCTTCCCACGCACTGACGCCGTTTCGTACATCTCTCTCGCTGACGTAGAGGAAGCGCAGAAGCGGAAGCCTGAAGGTCAAGACGGGCTTCCGATAATCGGCGGTCTCGATGTTGCCCGTTTTGGACCTGACAGTTCTGTAATCGCTTTCCGTCAAGGCCGTGACGCCTCAAGTCGAAAGTGGGAGGATGTGCAAGGCCAAAATACCGTCATGGTGGCCCGCTGGGCTTTTGAACAATACATGCGCCATAATCTTTCTTCCCTTGTAGTAGACACGGGGGGTGTCGGCGGCGGCGTCTACGACCAGTTAGAACTCATGCAGATCAACGTCTACGCAGTTGACTTTTCTAGTTCTCCGGACAACGATGGTTCGGGGGAAAAATACCTCAACAAGCGTGCTGAAATGTATGGTCGGCTTCGTGAGTGGATTAAGAAGGGTGGATGCTTGCCTCCGGACAGGCCAGGCCTGGAGGAAAAAGGTTTGTCCGCGCAGCTTACAGCGCCTACCTACTCCTACCAAGCTGACGTAAAACTACAGCTGGAAAGCAAGAAAGACCTACGCCGCAGGCTTGGTATATCCCCAGACGACGCAGACGCCATAGCCATTACCTTTGCCTACCCGTACCTCGAGGAAGCTTTCACGCCCACACCTAGAGACGGCGAAACTGAAGGCGATCACTACGCTGAAGTAAACCCCTACGCTGCCGTAAGCTCTTCGCGGTTTAACCCAACACAGGTGAGATAATGAGAAAGAAACCAATTATGCTGGCCCCGCAACCTGTACTGCCGCCCGCGGCGGCGACCGATGCGGTCGCAGCCAGCTTTGCAGAAGATCAAACGCCGCCGGAAAATTCTTTCCTCGGCAAGTATTATCGTCCTAATAGGGGCGTAAAAAATCAAAGCCAGGCCCCAGCAGGCGGCGGGGGCGGCGGAGGTGGAGGCGGCGGCGGAGCCCCTGAGGTAAGACAAGAACAGCCTGCGCCTAAAGAAAGTCAACGTGACCGCGAGCTTGGCAGTAACATGTATAATGCGCCGTCAAGTGACCGTGGCCCCAACGGCCTCGCCCCAGCTACGTCGCCCCGGCCTGAACCAAGACCGTCTACAGATAGAGGGCCAAACGGTCTGGCCCCGTCAACAAGTCCTCGTCCGAAAGCAAACCCGAATACAAACTCAAGTTCAGGCACGTCTTCAACAAAGTCTGCGGCCCCGGAACCGTCCACAAGATACAGCCTCAACGATAAAAAGGGCAACCCTAAAGACAGCAAGAGCAGCGGTGGTAAGAAAAAATGATGCTAGCCAAAGCCATGCGTGAAGAAGAATACTCCCCCATCAAACGAAGCCGTGACACTCTTCTCGCCGCGAAAGCAGAGCAAGCAAAGTGGCTTACAATCTGGCGCAAGCTTAACGAGGCCTTCTATCCGTTCCTCTATAACAATCTCACAAACACTACAGCTATGCATCAGCAAGAGCCCGACCGCATAGCCAACCCTAAGATGCTGGATGGGGAGCCTGCACTTGCCCTTCTCATCTTATCTTCCGGATTCATGAACGGTGTTACCTCTCCCGCTCGAAAGTGGGTGAACATCAAGAAACCGGGGACCAAACCCTACGAGCAACCTGAAAACGACCAGAGCCTGGTTCACTCTGAAATTCGATCAAAGATACTTCAAATCCTCGCCGGAACCAATTACTACGACAGCCGCGCAGAGCAGGTATACGACGCTTGCGGTATAGGCACCGGCGCTTTGCTCTGCTACGAGGATCGTGACTTTGTGTGCAAGTTCACGCTGTGCGCGCCTGGATCGTACTACCTCGTCACGGACCATTCCAACAAAGTGGTTAAGTTCTGCCGCGAGTTTCGTATGAAGGCGAGCGACTTGCTGGAAGAATTTGGCGAGGATGCGCTGCCGCCGGAGATCGTTACGCGGGCAAAGAAAGGCGGTAGCAACGCAAGAACCGACTATCTCGTATCTCACCTGATTGAGGAAAACGTACCCGACGGTACGCTTCCCACAAACCACCCCTTTCGTGAGTGCTATTGGTTTTCCGCGCCAATCGCCGGAGCAAAACCTTACTTGGCCTGCCGTCCGCTGTACGAGTGGCCGGTAGCGGTGCTGCGTTGGTCTTGTCCGGACAACGCTACCTACGGTGTACCTCCTACCCTGTCGGTGCTTGGCAAAGCCGTGCAGCTACAAAACCTCGAGTTTCGGTCTGACCAAGGCCTGGACAAGATGATCTCGCCGCCGCTGCTTGCGGACCTGTCTTTACGGAATAGGCCAAAAGCTTTCAGCGCTAATGGCATCACATACACAAATAACCTTGCGCCAAATACAGGGGCACGTCCGCTGCTAAATTTGCAGATGCCTTTTCAGGAAATGGAAGTCAAACGTAGCCGCATTGTTCAGGCTATAAAAGACGGCCTTTACAACTACCTCTTCGACATGATCTCTAGCCTCGACACAGTCCGTTCGGCAACAGAGATCGACGCGAGGCGGGAAGAAAAGCTGGTCATGCTTGGGCCGGTGCTTCACCGCAGCTACCTTGAAGATATTGGAGTTGTAGTAAAGCGCGTGTTTGGCATCGCCTCGCGTAAGGGAGTTCTCCCACCACTCAACGATGACGAAGGTGCGGAGATCGAATTTTCTAACATCCTCTCAGATGTGCAGAAAGCAAGTGACGTAGCAACGCTGGAACGGTTCTCAGTCTTCGTAGGGCAACTTGTCCCGACTTGGCCGGAAGCGCAAGCCAAGGTCGACATTCTCGACATCATCAAACAATACGCGGAGGGTCTTGGTGTTCGTCCTACCGTTCTCAAGGAAGATGAAGCGGTTCAACAAGCAACCGCGCCGGAAAACGATATGCAAGGTCTCCTTGCCACCTCCGAAGTGGCAAAGAATTTTGGTAGCGCGGCGGGAGCTCTTGGCAATGTTGACGTTGGCGGCGGACTGAACGCCGTGCAGTCGCTTCTCGCGGGCGGATAAAATATGATTGACGTGATGGGGGAAGCCGTGATAGGTTAAAGAGGAAAGGACTTTCGTATGGCTCAAGACTCGCCTGTTATCTCTGAGGAGGAAATAACGCTCGAAGCGCACCTGCAGTTTGCAGGACGCCTGATAGCTGGCGACCGCCATTTAAGGGTTCTTGTCAAGACATTTTTGGCACACTGCAACGTGCTTCCGCCAAACGGAGTCTTTGACGTTAACCCTGTTCAAAACGCCTACAACCAAGGACTGCAAGCTGCCGGTTTTGAGTTTGCGGCCCTTCTCACTTCGGCGGACCCAGCTTTAATCCCCGCCCTTCTGCAAGAGGAACTTACGCCAAATGAACCCGAATAACAAATTTTGGATCAGCCTTCTTCGCAATGCGGAGGGGGTTGACGGTGGCGGCGCTGGCGCGGAGGGTGACGCAGACACCGGCGCTGGCGCGGAAGCGGCTCCCGACGTAGCTGGCGATACGGGAGTCGCCGCCACCTCGTTTTTGTCCACTGGTGGAACCACGCCCGCAGAGACGCCTGAAGGCGAGACCCCGCCCGAGAAAGGCGAAACCCCGGAAGCGTTTTCACTTGAAGCGCTGACGCTGCCGGAAGGCTTTACCCTTGACGAGGCAACCGGGAAAGAGTTTGCAGAACTTCTTGGTAAGAATTTGCCGCCAAAGGAGCTGGGCCAAGCCCTTGTAGACCTTCACGCCAAGACTGTGGAAACGGTGACGGCGGCCGTGAAACAGCAGGGCAACGACCTGTGGTCGCAGATGCAGGAGACGTGGCAGAGCCAGATCAAGGAACTGCCTGAGTTCAAATCTAACCCCGACGCCGAGGCCGGCAAAGTAATGCAAGGCCTCAAAGCTGTAAATGCTGGCGACGAGTTCTTTGCCGCGCTAGACTTGACAGGCGCTGGTAACCATCCTGCCATTGCGCAGGTTCTCCACCGCCTCGTGCAGCCGTTCCTCGAAGGAGCCGCTGTAGGGGGTGTTCCGAAACCGGCAAGCGGGAGACAGCTTGGCGGCAACATCTACACCTCGGCGGGGCAGTAACCCCGTTCAACCCCACCTAGGAGTAATCCATGTCTGTCTTTCCTGATGTTCCCTTCAACCCTACCCTGATGGACTTCATCCAGGCTCTCGGCCCGGACGATGCCGTTTCCGATCTCGGTGAACTTCTTCACCAGACGAACCAACTGTGGCCTGACATGACTTTTCAGGAAGGCAACCTCCTGACCGGCCACCGTTTCTCGATCCGCACGGGCCTGCCCGAGCCGACTTGGCGTCGCCTGTATCAGGGCGTGCAACCTACCAAGTCTACGCGCGCACAAGTCACTGCCAGCACCGGTATGCTGGAAGACTACGCCGTTGTAGACAAGGCGCTGGCCGACCTTAACGGCAACACCGTTAGGTTTCGCCTGCAAGAAGACGCCGCCCACATCGAGGGCTTCAACATCAAGGTCGCACGCTCCCTCATCTACGAGAGCGAAGATAACAACCCGGAAGCCATCACAGGGCTTATGCCGCACTTCACGGCAACCCCAGGCTCCACCGGCGTAGGCCAGCAGATCATCGACGCTGGTGGCACTGGCACCGACAACGCTTCGATCCTGTTGATCGGCTGGTCGCCTAACAGCGTCTATGGGATTTTCCCCAAAGGCTCCAAAGCCGGCCTGCAGGTGAAAGACCACGGAGAAGTCACCGAATTTGCAAAGACTCCTGATGGGTCTAGCAACGGTTACTATCAGGCCTATCGCACCCACTATCGTTGGGACCTGGGACTCGTCGTGCAGGACTACCGCTACGTTGTCCGCATCGCCAACATCGACCGAAGCCTGCTTGGCGCTGATCCGACCATCTCAGGTTACACCGGCGCGAATTTGCCAAACCTTCTTTTCGAGGCAATGGAATACCTTCCCTCGATGGAAAACTGCCGTCCCGTCTTCTACATGGACGCGGCGATCAAAACGAAGTTGCGGCAACAGCTTCCAAACGTGGTAAAAAACTCCACGCTCCAAGTTATGGAAGTTGGCGGGAAGCGTGTTGACGCCTTCCAAGAAACTCCAATCCGGCGCATGGATGTGATGCGTGTTGACGAAGCTCGTGTCGTCTAAGGAGATCAGCAAATGATCGTAGATCAACTTCTCTCGCCTGCTATCAGAACGGCGCTGAACACCTACTCCGTATCGACTCAGACAGTCGGCGGTGCCGCCAAAGTCTTTGACCTCGGCGTTGCCCGGAACAACGGCCTCGTTGGCACCGGTTTCAACGGTCCCGGCTGGGAACTCAACGGACGATTGGCAACCTCTGGCGGCGCAGCTACGGCTCAGTTGCTTCTCGTAACTGACGACAACCCCGCACTGTCTTCGCCAACCACCCTTTTTACCTCGCCGACGTTTACGCTGGCACAGATGGTAAAGATGGACCTGTTTGTGCCGCTCCCGGACACCGACCTGTTTGAGCGGTATCTGGCTTGGCGTATCGCGGTTGGCGCTGCCGTCTTTACTGGCGGTACGCTGTCGATTGAGTTTGTCGGAGACAAGCGGCAATGGCGCGGCTACCCGTCCGTAACGAACAGGTGATCTGAATGGGCAAACCAACTTCACTAGCCGCTCAGATCGCTAAGTCTGCTAATGACGAGTCCGCTGCGCAGTTGCGCGAGGACCTGGAAGTAGCTTTCAAGCCCGCGCCGGAAGGCAAGGTCTGGGTACGGCTTATCCGTTATCACCTAGACAGAAACGGAGTCATGCACTCTCCGGGCATCGTGGCGCTCGACAAAGGTTTTGTGCCTGACTCAGCAAAGCTTCTTGCTCCAATTCCGTCGCCGGAAGTTGTCGCAGACACGCCTGCCAAAGACTGATTAAAAACTAGTGAGGGGGAGCAATCCCCCTCTCTTACAACAAAGGTAGGGCTTGTCATGCAAACGCTGTTGTCACTTTACAACCAAGCCCTCTCCGCCGTAGGCGCTGCCGCTAATATCACTAACCCGTCTGGAACAGGTCAGCCTGTTGACATATGCAACCTTTGGTATCCTGTAGCAAGACAGGCAGTTTTCACGGCGGCTCACTGGCCGAGTCTCCGTGTAAGCTTTCGCCTAGCCCTCGTCAAAGAGCGTGTGGAAGGATCAACTTGGACAAACGATGATCCAGCGCCAGACTACCGCTATGCATTCAGTTTGCCGCCTGACATGGCATCCCCGCAGTACCTGCAAGACTTTACCCGTTTTGAACTTGGCCGGATCGGCGCGCAAAAAGTTCTTTTTTGTAACACGCTTGATCCCATCCTACATTACACTATTGATGATCCAGTCCCAACAAATTGGGAATTGGACCTTTACCGCTGTGTCCTCTGGTCCCTCGCTGCCTGCATAAATATGTCAAAAAGCGGAAAGATGGAGGTCACGCAAAAGCTGGAAAATCAAGTAATAGGACTAATCGGTAAGGCCGCCGAGACGGCTGCAAACTCTGACGACACCTATTACGAGGCTATCCCAACTCTTTGGGCTGGCACCGGGTTTAGTGTGCCCCAGGTTCAAACGCAATTTATCTATCCTACGCAGACTTTCCGTGTGAGCGCCTCCGTATGACAACTAAAAACCAAACCTTTGCGTTTATCGCTGGAGAAGTAGCGCCCGCGTTTTATGGGCGCTTAGACCTTGACCGCTATCCAGTAGGGCTAAAGACCGCTGAAAATTTTTTTGTTGATTACCACGGGGGCCTGTTCAATCGTGCTGGAACTTCATTCATAAGTATGCTTCCAGAACAAGTTCACCTGTTTGCAAAATTTCGCACTAAGACTTACGACTTGGTTTTATTTTTTACCGCAGGTAAAATGCGGGTATTACGAAACAAAAAGTTTATTCACTCCGCTGCTGACGCCGCAGGTACAGTCGTTAATGGCCTTGTTACTGCCGCAAACACCGTTACTGTTGGACAGTTAGTTTGGTTAAAAGTTGGGGCCTTTGAAGGTTACTTCACAGTCTCTTCCGCCTCGGCTGGTGGATTTCAGTTAACTTCTCCGATTGGTTGGAACCTACCAAACGGTGCGGCGACGTGGGCGCCTGTATACGAACGCAGCACTACGTTTACAGACGCAGACATCGCTGGGCTAAAAGTTTCGCAAGACTTTAATCGTGTGGTTTGTACGCGGGATACTCGTCTTCCAGTTTTTATAACTCGGGTGGCGGACAATAATTGGACAATTGCCAATTTCACTAACGTACTACCGACGGCTCCGGGGTCAGTAGCTGGAGTTGCATCTGGCAGCGGCTCTGCCTCAGTTGGCTTTGCCGTGACCGCCGTTATAAACGGTGTTGAGTCGGGGATAAGTGTTGTTCTTGTAACATCTTCTATTGTCAACTACAGCGTAACAGCAGGATCATTTACTTTAACTTGGGGTGCGGTTGCCGGGGCGGAACGCTACAACGTCTACCGTTCGATTATATATCCTGGAGCCTATCCTACCGGAGCGCAGTTAAGCTACGTAGGTTACACCACAGGGACCTCCTTTGTAGACAATAACATAGTCTCAGACGGAAGTAAAACAATCCCAGAATTAGTTGACTTTTTTTCTGGAAACAACTTTCCGGCTGTCTACTCTCGTTTTCAACAACGCGGCGTTTATGCGGGTCTGGCGAATGAGCCTTTGACGATTGTAGGTAGCCTTGCTTTTGACAAATCCTTGTTTAGCCTTTCGTTCCCCCCAGTTGCCACCGACAGCTATAGCTACACCATCGACGCTGAGAGCGAGCGGCCAATAAAACACATGCTGGCGCTCCGCTACGGCCTTATGCTGTTTACAGAGGACAACATAACTCAACTTCGTGGCGGCGGCGACAACGTGTCGATAACTGCGTTGAACGCTATTGCCGAGCCACAAGCCTACGTCAGCGTCAGCGACCTATCGCCACTTGCTATTAACCTTGACGTTATTTTTCTTACCTCGCTGAACACCGAGGTAAACCAAATGGTTTACACTGAATACACAAATAGCTTTAAGATGCAAGACATTCTTGTTTTGTCCTCACACTTGTTTGGTCCTGACAACAAGGCGGTTGATGTAACGTGGTCCGCTGAGCCTCACAAGCTGGTGCATTACGTTAGGGAAGATGGGCAACGTGTTTGTTTAACTTACGAGCGTAATTTTGAGGTGTACGGATGGACTCGTGCCCGCACACAAGGAGATTACCTAAAACTTATTTCAGTGACTGAGGACTCGCGCGCGCTGGTGTACCAAACCGTGCGTAGAACAATTAAAGGTCTTAGCGTCATGTTCTTGGAACGTGAAGAGCCTCGCCGCGATAGAGCGTTCAATGAGATGTGGTACGTTGACGCTGGAGTAAGCCGTCAGTTACTACGCCCAAACTACGTCGCACGTCTCGAGCTTAACGAAAGCATTTGGACTCTACATGTTTCTGATGTTTCATGGGCAGCCTTAAATCAAGTTATTTACCTTGGCGTCGGCATGTTTAGAGTAACTGCAGTAACCGCAGGCAAAGTAACACTGGCCGTGATGGTTCTTCCAGATTACTCAGAAGAATACAATAAAACCGGCGTTCGGTTCAAAGCGGGCTCTTGGGGCTACAATACCGTCATAGAAGAACTTGACGGATTGTGGTGGCTTGACGGGGAGACTGTTAGTGTTCTTCATGACGGGGATGCTGAAATTAATATTCCAGTCGTGAACAGCAAGATTAAGATAAACACTCCCTCAGCGTTTATAGTGGCTGGGCTAAGCTACACTAGCAGGGGTGAAAGCCTTCCGCTTTCGCTGCCGCAGTATGTTCTTGGTGGTTCAGCACTTACACTGCGCGGACTCGCTATCCGGCAGTTGCAAACACGCGGTCTGGCTGTTGGCACTTCTTTCGATAACCTCGAAGACCTTCCTTCTCGAAGCTATGAAGATTGGGGAAATCCTTTGTCAATTCAAACTGAGTTGACTAACCATGAGTTGTGGGGCTCAGGAGACTGGAGCGAAGACGCGATGGTTTGTTTTACTCAACGCTATCCTCTTCCGGCTGCCGTTATAGGCTATACCTTTGACCTGGACGTGGGGGGCTAAATGTGGCGAGAGATAACATTTGAGCTTCCTCCAGAGGTAGCAAAATGGACTACCTCGGTTTGGGCGTACCACGAGATAGTTGTACTTGGGGTGATGAAGTCAAGCTTTTTTGCGCCGCCGTGGTTGTGGGCAAAAGTGCTTAATGGTGGTTTTTGCAACGTGAGAAAATCTCCTAGCATTATCAGCGAGTTTCAAATCCTAATGAACCTACCAAAGGTTTATGCCGAAGCTGAGATTGATAAACCTCGAAATCAACGGCTGCTTGAGTTTCTTGGTTTCGTCTACGAACAGTCTTACGAAGATAGAAAAATCTACACGCGGAGTATATAATGGCTTTCCTTGCACCTGCTATGCCGTTCATCTCCGCCGGGGCAACTTTGCTTAGCGGACTATCCGCTAACCGTGACGCAACCTATCAAGCTGCTGTAGGCATGAAAAATGCGCAGTTGTTAGAAGAGCAAGCGCTGCGAGAAAACTTTGCTGCTACACAGGACATTGAGGATCAAGATGTTTCCGCGCGGGCAGATGTTGCCAACATGCTGTCGCAGTTTGCTGCGAGCGGTCTTAGCTCGTCTTCCGGCTCTTTTGTGATGCGGCAAGCTAGCGCGGCTTCTCTTGCTAAACAGGATCGTCAGCGACTAACGCAGAAGAAAGACGTGCAGCTTTACAACACGCGCACTCAAGCAAACACTGTAAGAAATGAAGCTGAGGCTACGCGGCGTGGTGGTCGTACTAGTCTTCTCAGCACGGCGCTGGCCGTTCCCGCGTCTTACCTATCCGGCGCAAGCATGGTAAACGAATATACTCGAGGCAGGCTTAGCCTGTCCAGCCCTAGCTACGCAGGAGGTCGCTGATGGTTATTGGTAATGTAAGAGCGTCTGGCGGGCTTGAGTCTCAGCCGATACAGGATCGCTCGAGCACAATTCTCGCCCAAGCCACGATGGGTCTTGGAGACTCGGTAAACAGGTTGGCACAAGCCGGCCTTACCTATCTCAACACCGGCACCGACATAGAAGCTGTCTATGACCGGCGGGCAATGGCCTCGGAAGCGCTCACCCTTGACACGCAGTTTCTTGAGTACCAAACGGCTCGCGCGAAAGAGTATACAGAGTACTCACGGGGTAGAAGCGCTTCGCCAGGAGGTATGACGAGAGAGTACGATAGTCTCCTTGCCGCGCGTGAGAAAGAATTTATAACAACTGTTCCGGAGCGGTTTCGCGAAGAATACACCGCACGGCTAGCGGAAGATCGTGCCAATAGAGTAAGCTCAGCTTTCGTTGCTGAATTGGAACTTCTTGACACTGCAGACGCAGCTACGCTAAACAAGGGGCTAAACTCCATTGCGTCAAACGTAAAGGCTGGTGGCGTCTCTCTTGAGGAAGGCCAGTCTCGTTGGGAAGCAATGGTAACGCAGTCTGCGCTGCCGGAAGCGACTAAACAAGAGTTCCTACTTAACGGACGATCGGCCGTGCAAGGCCTAGCTTTTAGCAATGAAGTAGAAAAAGTAGCTGGCGGTTACGGCGCAGTCGGCGACGGCTCTACCGGCGACGTAGTCGCTGCTAACTTGCTTCCTCAGGAAAGGGGTGTGCTAAATGCCATTGCCTCCAGAGAGTCTCCCGGTTATGACATATGGAACGGAGGGACTTCGTTTACAGGGTATGAAGATCATCCTGCGGCGACGCAATCGGCGCCGGGAGAAAGCACTGCTGCGGGAAAGTATCAATTCATTCTTGGCACTTGGCGAGCAGCTACCGCTTCCTACCAACGAGCCTATGGAGTAGCGGTTCCAGATTTTTCTCCGGAGTGGCAGGACCGTGTAGCGCTGCATTGGGCTGAGGTACAATTTAATAAGTACCACACCGGAAAAACTTTTAGGCAGATTTTGGATACGGCAATTCCAGAAGAACTGCTAATGATCCGTGACGTGCTTGGTAAGCCCCGCAGTGCCAACCCTAAAGACCTTGAATGGGAAGGTCTTGGTAAAATGGGAGACCAAGAGTTTATTCAAATGATGCTCGGCCAAAGCGGTATAGCCGGTGGTGGCACTGGTGCGGCTGAAGGCCCGAATGTTTGGACTGATCCACGTTTTGCTGATATGTCGCTAGACAGCAAAATGACTTACGCAAATCAGATTGCGGCGGCGACGGACGCTCGGCAGCGTGAGCAAGCCACGACAATGCAACTTCAACGTGACACGTTTCTAGGCCAGGTTTACAACGCCAGCGTTGCGGGTGACTCAGCCCTGCTCGCCAGTTTGAAACAGTCCTCTTATTGGGATGGCGAAGCTCAAGCAAAAGAAAACACCGGACGCGAAATATACGCTTCCACGCAACGCGGTATTTCCGGCGTAGAGTCTTCGCTTGCAGCAAACATACCATTGTCTCGCGAACAAGGTACAGCTTTTGCTCAGTGGTTTGGAAATGAAAGTTTTGCTGGTATCGCTAACGGCGATGCAGCAGCGTACGAAAAACTTACTGGAGCGGTAAACCGAGCAAGAATACTTCCCAAGGGTATAAACGACGCTTTTAACATTGCGCTGGCAAGTCCCTCAACTATGACTCAGGCTCGGTCGTTCCTAGCGTCGCTGCATAAAAGTGATCCGACTATACTCGACCGCAGCGGTTTTACGCAAAACGAGATTGCTGAAATTCAACTCTTCCAAGACTTGGCTTCGCGAGCTCCTGACCTTGAGACTGCTGAAAAACAAATGCAAACAATCCTTGCTAACGAAGGCGTAACTCGTGACCCTTCAAAAGTAGCAAAGGAAGGTGCAACATCGTTTACAGAAACCTACCCGCTTCCAGAAAACATAATCGAAAGGTTTGAAGGTTGGTTTGCCCCTGAACGTAACACAGTTATCAATCCGGCGGCGGAAGGCCAACTTTACTCAGACGCAAGGCAAGCCTATGAAACTGGCTGGCGCATATACGCCAATGCTGAAGCTGCTGACGCCTACATGAAAACATACCTTGATAAGATTTGGGGCGTGACTTACACCACGCCTGAAGCGTATAACCCGTACGACGTTTCCATAAACAGATTTTTTACGCAAGAAAAAGAGTCCGTGTTAACACGGTTTCCCCCGGAAAAGTTTTACACCGGAGCAGATGGAAGCATGGATTTTCTGTATAACTCCATGAAAAATTTTGCTGTAGTAAAAGGTGCAAAACCTTTTGGTATCGGACTAATGTCTGACGGTGAAACTGAAAAGGAAGTCAGGGCTGGGAAACTTCCAACTTATAAAGTAGTAGCCACAGACGAGTTTGGTGCCGCCATTCTTTTGCCCGGCCGTTTTGGTGGGCCTATTCTCCAACAGCGGCAAGATGAAATGATGACTGATGAAGCGCAACGTAAGGCAGCGCTGGCTAAGATAAGTGGAGCTGAAACTAACATTCTTGAGGCAGAAGGCGCGCTGCGTAACGCAGAGGCCTCAGGTAACTCCGCCATGGCAGACCTTGCTCAACAGCAAATTACCGAAGCGGAGCGTGCTAAATCGGCAGCTAGGCTTTCGGCTTCGGAACAGGGATATATAAACTTGACGCAGCCTGATGCGCCCGAGTCTATGATTACCGACAGTGCTAAGATGCTTGGGGAAGCACTTTCCAACGACCCTACAACGGCGCGCCGCCTGACCTTTCTGACGGATAAGAATAGCCGTGCTGGCGTCCCCAATCCTAAGGAAACAGCGCTGGTAGAAATAGTCAGCAAAGAACTTAAGCTGTCTACATCTGACGCGCAGAAAGTTGTGCAACTTTATCTTGGAGCAAAATAATGGACAATCTTATCCAACCGATAACGCTCCCTATTGCAGACCCGGTAAACATTGAGCCAAGTGCGCGAGATACTACTCGCAGTGCTTTTTCACTAGGCAGCGATGTAGCCAACATTTACGAGTATCTTAACCGGCCAATGTTTTCTCCAGACCTCACTTTTGATTTTGCCAAAGAGTTCAAAACTCGTAATCTTCCCATGAATATGATGGTGAGGCTTGCTGACTCAAAGTCTGCGGCGGAGCTGGACTTCCGCGTCGCGAAAGCGGCGAAAGAAGAACGTGACAAAATGGTGCTGGCGGCAAGTGGCTGGTCTGGAACAGTAGCTGCACTTGGCGCTGGTATCTTGTCGCCAACAGTGTTTATTCCGTTGGTAGGTCAGGCGCGTGGGGCCAAAGGTGTAGCCCAGATGTTTGCACTGGCTGGTGCCGCTGCAGGCGCCCAGAACGCAGCACTGTTTCTGAACCAAGAGACAATGACGCAAGCCGAGTTGTTTAATGGCGTAGCAATGGACACGCTGCTGCTTGGCCTGATGGGCGGGGCGTATATGGGGCTTACACGTCCTGCGCGAGTAAAACTGCAAAAAGACATTGCGCGCAACAGTACCAAGGTTGACATGCCGCAAGGCCCGATGGACGTACTGCGCTTGCCCCCAAAGCCTTTGCAGATTGAGGATATGACAAAGGCACAGGTTAAGGAAGAGGTTATTGCCGAAGGCATCCGTGATCCGGGAACTATCCAACAGATGCTGGATGAGACGGTAGATGCGGATATGTATGTGCCGCTGCGTAACCGTGCGTTAACGATCGAGAAGCCAAAACGTCGCAAGGCAAAAGACGGCGTAGAGCTAAGCGGCTTCGGCGGTAGCTGGCTTGAGGCTAAAATTGCGGAGGGCGTAACGGCGCGGTTTGTGAAAGCCTCCTCTGGGTCTAAGTTTTTTGTTGGTGGAGAATATTCCATCAGCCTGCACTTGGACGATGGTACGGAAATTCGTATCAATCAACCTCGCGACCCAAACATGGAGTCTTTCGTACTCGCCGGTCGAACTCCGTTTTACAAGCAGGCTGAACTAGTCGAGGCCCTCGCCAAAGGCGAACTTGATGATCAGCTGTATAAGATGCTGGAAGCGGCGGACGAGGGCGATATGGCTCGTTTCGACATGAAAGAAACCATACCTAACTCAAACCTAAATGCTGACACTCCTGCAGTATCGCGCGGCGCTGGCGAAGGCGGTAGCCTTTCCGCCGCTGCTCGCAAAACCCGAAACACCCTCGGTGCGCAGAAAGCGCCAAACAAAGCCCAGCAGGCCGCTCTCGACACTCTTGGCCGCATGTCACCTGCATACCGTATGTTGACGCAACCACTCTTTGCTTCGCTTCGTCACGCGTCTGCGCTAATGGAAACGGCGGGGATCAGGCAGGCCGGTCTCGCGGTCATGGAAGCCTCGGCTAAGGAAGGCTCGCTTATCGAGCGTATTCGCGGCTACGATCCCTACAAAGTTGAGTTTTTCAAGGCCCTTGATAGGCACTATTACACCTATGTCTATGACGGCGTTGAGGGCTTTGATATGAACATCGAAGCATTTACTCAACTTCGTTCGCAATTTGGAACGCTGCCTCCAGGCAAAATTTCATGGCCGGAATTTAAGCGGGAAGTATTTGAACAACTGAACACTGGAGAAGTGCAACCGGAGTTTGCGCCGGCAGTTGCTGATTTTAAAAAATTCTTTGCCGAGTACAATTCTAGACATAAAGAATACATGAAGGAGATGGAAGCCTCTGGCGACGAGTTTGAGCCGCTTTACAAAGAACTTCTCGAAGATGATCTCGGCGACGGCATTACCGACTACGCTCACCACATTCCAGATCAGAATAAGATCATCGACAACCTGGCTGAGTTTATCAACGACTTCGGCGCCTACAACGAAAAGGCGATGCTGGAGGCGTATGAGAAAGCAGCCAAAGCTTTCACAAAGGACAAGCTGAAGTTGGAGTTTGAACGGGAAGTCGTTGGACTTACCGAAACTGAGCTTGTCGCCCGCATGGAAGAAGTTGAGTCGGACATTGTGTTCCTCGATGAACTTCCTGAAATGGTAGACTACCGTAACGAGCGGCTAGCGCTGACGCGTCAGGCGAAAGAAGAAGGTTGGTCCAAGGAAGAATTAAAAGTTCAGATGAAGGACTTAAACGATAACCTTTCAAAAGAAGTTAAAGGTTGGCTTGAGGAGCGTAAGAAGCTGTTGGCGCTTGGCCGTCTCTACAAAAAGTACGGGGCTAAGACGACAGAAAAGGTGAGCAACCTTCAGGCCTCCGCAACCAAACTGACTGACGACATTGCCGACATGTTTAGAACGCCGCCTGCACGATTGTCGACGACAGACGTAGCACTGGCAAAGACGCAGAAGGCTAAAGAAGCTTTGCTTGGGAAGACTACAAAAGACTTAAAAAAAGCGATTGCCGCGCTAGAGAAGCGACGTCTTGCGCTAGAAAAACTTGCGGTCAGTAAACGGCAAAACAGCGCCTCGCGTGTGGTGGCACAAGAGTACTTTGCCAAGGCGAAAGCTCGACACGATGACATGTTTGAAAGACTTACTGTGGCCCAAGGTCGGTCCGTAGGGCTTGACGCTTGGCTGTCTGAAATTAACTTAGTTCGTGAAGATGTGATTGCGGACTTAACGCGGCTGGTTAGGTCTAAGGCGAGTCGCGCCCAAGACTTGGAAGAAGCAGCCGCGAAAGAAGTTAAGGAAAAAGCTCCGCTTACGGCAGAGGAACGGAGCAAGTCTGGTGCTCAAATTGACGAAGAACTTTACAACCTGGAAGTTAAGTTCTCCAACCAATATGGCGTTGACGACCCAGAGGTAGACCCGGTTCCCGATTTCAAAGAACAGTCTCGTGACCTTGCAACAGTGCTTGCGCAGAAACTAACCAATACAGAGATTGAACTTTCTCCAGCCTACCATGCCTTGCGGCAAGACGCCCGTAGCGCAGAGCTGCTTCGCGTTTGGAAAACTCCTTTTGCGTTGAAAAAGAAGTGGCTTATAAACGATGTGGAACTTATTGCCTCCGCGTATGATAGAGTGATGGCGCCTGACTTAGAACTTTGGCGGGCCTTCGGCAGCCCAAGCGGTAAAAATGTCATTGGGGAAATGAACGATGAGTTAACTGTTCTGATGAATAAGCTGGCGACGGCGCAGTTTGTTAAGCTGCCGAAAGGTTGGGTAGACGCTTCCGCAAAGTATATTGATCAGGTTGCCAAACGGTTGTTTGACTTTGGAGCTGGCGAAGATTTGTTTCTAACAGAAAAGAATTTCTCTGACACGCCGGATATGGGCTACCAGCCGCTTACTCAGGAGCTTCGTCAACAGATCGGGCGCTACTTTACGGCCGAGACTAAAAAACAAACCTACAACTTCGACGTAGCAATACAGCGGCTTCGTGCACAACGAGGCGTTCCGAGAGACGCTAGTTCAATGTGGTGGCGCGGCGGTCGTATGATCAAAAACCTCAACGTCCTGACAATGATGGGTGTAAGTACGATCTCGTCAATCTCAGACATGGCGCGGCCAATCTGGAAGCATGGGCCAACTAAAGTCTTCAAACACGGCTGGCAGCCTTTTGTAAAAAACGTAACTGAAAACGATAAAGCGTTCAGACTTAAATCAAAAGAGCTCAATCGTAAGATTGGCTTAAATCTTGAACCTGTCTTGCACAGTCGGGCACAAGGTCTTTTTGATTTAGCCGAAGACACTATCGGCAAAACAAAGCTGGAACGGGGCGTCACGTTAGCAACTCAAAAAATGGGTCTCATTGCACTGTATGACTACTGGACAGCGGGCATGAAGACCATCAGCGGCAATGTAGCTCACGCTACCTTTGCTGAATACATACCGACCGTGGCAAAAGCTTGGAGGGAAAACGCTGAGTTCACCGGCGACCTTCTTACCATGCGGACTAACTTGCGTGAAGCCGGGTTAAGTGATCTCATGATCCATCGCATCGCGCAGCAGATGGAAGCTCCCAATGGTGTAGAGTATTTTTCCAACGGAGGAGTCCTTCCTAACGTCCACTTGTGGGATGATCCGCAAGCGTTTCGCGCTTATCAAGCTGCCGTCGCTAGCGAGGTCAACAAGCTTATCGTGACGCCCGGACTCGAGCGTCCAAACGTCGTTGACGAAAACATGGCCTATTCTCTTCTATTTCAGTTTAAGAGTTTCCTCTTCGCCTCAAACTCTCGAATGGTGATGAGCGCGCTTCAAGGTAATGACCCATACCTAATGCAAGGCGTTGCTTTTTCACTTGCTTTTGGCGCCCTTTCATACTATACATATGCATATGCTGCTGGAGGCCGGACCCTCGAAGACATGAAAGAAATGTCGCCGGAAGCCTGGGTTTGGGAAGCGACAAAACGGAGTGGAATTTTGGGCGCTTTGTCGATTGGTGCGGACGCGGCGGAACGGACTCCGTGGATAAGCGGAGACGATAGCCCTATGGTTTTCCGAAAGCCTTCCGGCCTGCTCGGCGTGTTTCTCGGCCCAACGTATACCCAGGCCGACAGACTGTTTACTGTCGCGGCTACCCTTGATAACGAAGATCAGGAACAAAACATGCGACGGCTGCGGCAGGTCTTTATCCCTTACCAAAACCATTTTCTCTTTCGGCAGCTGTTTGACCGTGTAGCCGAAGCGATGTTTGGAGGCGAAAAATGACTGTTGAAGTAACTACGTCTACAGCTACTCGCTTCGGCAATGGTGCTACACAAGTCTTTGACTTTCCGTTCCGAGTTCAAACAGCCGCGAGCGTTAAAGTTTACAGTGTGGTTAGTGGGGTTAAGATACCTCTAACACCTGGAACCTATACTACCGCGATAAACTCAAACGGAGTGGGTGGGCTAGTCACCATCACGCCTGCGCCCTTGGCCGGTGTTCGCCTGCTTATTGCGCGTGAGACAGATGTTACACAAGAAGTTTCTGTAAGCGCGCAAACACGTTACGATCCGGCAGTAGCTGAGTTTGTTTGGGACAAACTTACTATGCTTATGCAAGAACTTTTGCTTGTCGCAGCGCCGAGTGAAGTTGATTTGATTGGAGAATTTTTAGGGCCTTGGTCGACTGCGCAGGCCTACGTTGTAGGTGATCGTATTTTTGAACCGGTATCTGGGAACGGGTACCAGTGTATTTTGGCACACGTTTCTGGAGTTTTTACTACCGACTTGTCGGCGGGACGGTGGAGCATCTATGTTCAGCGTGGGGCCTCCGGCGTCGGTACAGGAGACATGTTGTCTTCGCAAAACTTAAATGACCTCGCAAATAAGACGGCAGCGTTAGCTAATCTGGGTGGAACAGCTATTGGTAATGGCGTATTCAAAGCCGTAGATAAGACAGCTGCAAGAATAGCGCTTGGTATTGCAGACTCGCAAGTTGGGCAAGATCGCATCATAAACGGTGATTTTAGCGTCTGGCAGCGTGCAACGTTCGGGACCGGCAATGGATACGTTGCCGCTGATCGTTGGGCAAATTTTTTCGGAGGCGGCACGATCACGCAAAGTCGGCAGAACCACCCGGCCGGAACTATATTTGGCGCGAGTTGTCCGGCCTTTTTCTTGCGACAAGATGTAACGGGGCAGAGCCTTTCAACGCACTTTGCCGCCACTACACAACGTATTGAGGACGTGCGTACCTATGCCGGGCAGACCATTACAGTCTTGGGTTGGGCTAAGCGCAACAGTGGAACCGGAAACGTAGCAATCGAAGTCGTTCAAAACTTTGGCTCTGGTGGTAGCCCCTCGGCAGAAGTGACTGGAATTGGCTCTTCGCAAATTACACTGACGGGCGCATGGACGCCTTTTGCTGTCACCATCAATGTTCCGTCAATAGCTGGAAAAACACTCGGCACTACCGGCAACAGCTTTTTAGGCTTGCAATTCTGGACGTCAGCTGGTTCGACGTTTTCCGCGAGGGCAGCAAGTATCGGGCTTCAAACAATCGAAGTTGATCTTTTTGGTATCCACATTCGCCCCGGCGTATGGACTGCGGCAGATGCTGCGCTTTATGTTCCTCGTGATGTGGGAACAGAATTGGCAATGTGCCAACGATATTACGAAACCGGGATTTTTCTTCTGCAAAGTCCCTCTGTTGGAACAGCGGCCGTTGGTGGCCAATTCTCAGTGCCCAAGCGAGTGGGACCAACTATTGCAACAAACTTAGGGTTTAATGGAAATTTTAATACAGGTTCTATTGCACCACAAAATGTTAGCCATAGCTCTATTGGCTTCAATGGATTTGCAACCGCCAATGGTGGATATTGTTTCATTAACTGGTCAGCAGATGCGGAGATATAATCATGATTACTAACATCACTCTCACTGCCCCTGACACCTACAGCGCCAACATTGACGGTACATCATGGTCAGGCATCACCGAAGCAAGCCGGTTCTGGCAAGACGTGCAGGACGCCATTGCAGGTAAGGCCACTGTAAATCAGCCACCCCCGCCAACGCCGGAAAAAATGCAGGCGGCATATACCGCTGCAATCGAAGCGCATGTAGAGGCCACGGCACGGGCGCGCGGATATACCTCTGCGGTATCCTGTGCGACCTACGTGGCAAGCACAATTCCGGCATGGCAGGCCGAAGGCGTGGCTTTCGTGGCATGGCGTGATGATGTCTGGACTGCGGCGCTGGCAATGCTTGCGGCGGTCCAGGCGGGCGGGGAAATTCCCGAAAGCCCGATTGCGGGGCTCCCTAAAATGGTGTGGACATGACCGAAGACATTCGACTCGAACGCGTAGAAAAGCACATCGACAAGCTTGGAGACAAGATTGACGAACTGACAAAAGTTGTTACGGCAATGGCCCGAATTGAGGAGCGTATGGTAACGCTTTTCAGGCGCATGGACTCTTACGAGTCTCGTCACGAACACCTAGACAGCCGTGTAAAAAGTATCGAACAGGGATCGACTAAACACTCAGTTGTCTTTGGTATGTTCGACAAGGTTTTTTGGATCATCGTGGGCGGTATAATCGCCTACGTTGTAAAGATTGTGGGGGTGTGAAACGATGTCTTTGGCTATGAGACAGTGGACCGAACGCAGCCTTAACAATATGAAAGGGCTGCATCCTGATCTTATCCGGGTGCTCAATCGAACTCTGCAAACTTCACCAACCATGTTCGTTGTCGTCGAAGGTCTACGCTCGTTGGAGCGTCAAAAAGAACTTTTGCGCGTCAAGGCTACAAAAACCTTGAAAAGCAGGCACCTGAAACAGGCTGATGGTTACGGCCACGCATTTGACTTCTACGCTCTTGTTGACATCAATAAAGACGGCAAGGTGTCTTTTGAAGAAATGGCTAACGTACGTCTAATGCTCCCTATCGCCGAAGCCATTAAGGCCGCAGCAATAGAAGAACTTGTTTCTATCACCTACGGCGGCGACTGGCGCAAGTTTCGAGACTACCCTCACGTTGAACTAAATCGGGCAGTTTACCCCGGAAACTAAGGAGACTATTATGGAAAAACTTCCTCTGGTAGTGCAGACTGACGCGTCTGGAAATCCGACTATGATGCCGACGCGAAAATGGTTTGCCGGACTGAGCTCCGGTATTGCTACAGCCGTAGCGCTGGCGCCTGTAGTCTTTCCTCATGTGATGGACGTTATTGGAGCATGGGCACCTACGTTCGCCGCAGCTTACGGCGAGCGGATTGCTGTCACAGTGTCAGCCATTGTGGCAGTGCTTGGCGGCAGCAGCGTTGCCTACGTTACAAAGAACCGGGCTACTCCTGGTCAGGTCGTAGCGGCTATCGACTTGGCTAAAAAAGTCCTTCGGAAGCCGTGACGGTCAATACGAAAAACAAATACAGTGCCGCGCAGTGCGGCTTGAAAGGGTGAACTATGGCTTTTCAGTTTTCTACGGCGGCTCGTAACGCCTCGCTTGATGCGATTGAGACAACAGTAGGTACGTCCGCAGTCCTGCGTCTTAGAACAGGCGCTGTTCCAGCCGCGTGCTCCACTGCCGACAGCGGTACTGTCCTTGCACAGCTGAACCTTCCAACTAACTGGATGGCAGATGCGGTGTCTGGATCAAAGTCTTTTAACAGCCCGTGGCAAGACTTAGCTGCGGACGCTACCGGTGTCGCAGCCCACTTTCGCGTCTATGACAGCACGGGCGCAGTCTGCCATATCCAAGGCACGATCACGGCCACAGGCGGCGGCGGTGACATGACCCTGGACAACACGTCGATTGCGGCGGGCCAGCAGGTGAACGTCACGGCCTTCACGCTGACCGCAAGCGGTGCCTAATGTTTTGGTCACTTATGCGCGCGTTCTGGAATGACCTGAACACGCCGGACAAATTCTACTCTGATCCTGTGGGCGGCGGCGGCAATCAGGGCACACATGTTGCAATGGGTACTTGTGTTGTCGTGGCCATCTGCGCAATCTGGGCGGTCAGGTACGGTGAAATGCCCTATCGCTGGGCATTGTGGTTTGCCGTGGTAGGCTTCTACGCTTTTGTCATCGAATACCTTCGGCAGGGCTGGCGCAGGTGGGACACGATAAATGACACCTACTTTTGGGGCTTGGGTGCGGCAGGACCTCTTGTGTCCCTGTATGAGGTGACGTTCCGACCGGAAATCAAGCTGGGCTTCAATGAACTTGGATGTGCCGCCTGGCTTGCTGTTTTGATCGTCTCCATGGTACTGTATGTCTGGCCCCGTGCGAAGCGGGCCTATGGGGGTGATGAATGACGGCGGAGCGCGAACAGAAGATTGCGGCGAAGGTGGCGCAGTTCGCCGGAATGGCAGAGCGGGATGTTGCCGCCGCGCTTAATGCGCCGGACGCGGCCTTGCTGACCTGGGGCGTTGTGCCCTTCAAAGATATTGCGAAGGTGTTCCGCAACACGCTGGCCCCGGACCAGGCGCAGGTAAGCGCGGCAGACCCGAAGACGGCGATGATAGCCCTTCTGGACGCGGCTTCGACGCCGGGCCATGTGGCGCACAATGTCGCGCGGCAGGCCGTGGAACTGTTCAATCGGACTGACGCGCCGCAGCTTGACGCCACGCATGAGGCGGAACGGATCACCGCGATAACGCTGTTCGCGATACTTGCATCGCCCGCCGCTGGCATCCTGCGGCCCGAGGCCGAGGCCGCTATTCTGTCGAGCCTTCAGCGCC